GTATCCGCAGCCTGCCAGTCTCTACCCTCGCGCGTCATCTCATACGGCGGAATATCGTGGATCTTCCTGCTAAGGCCGGACGTGCGGTAAGAGGCCTCGACCTGATACTGATCGACATAGCCCATGCTGTATCGGCTATGCGTCGTGCGGTCCGCCGACGTTCCCGCCATGGTGATGACGTTGGTTAGGCCGTCGTATGCGCGCGTGCTGCCGGCTTGGATTTTGACGCGGGGCTTAGTCATGCGAATGTCTCACGGATCATAGCAACGCGCGCCTCAGTGCGACGACGATAGATCGTGGCCCGTGCGAAAACTGTTAGCGGCTGATTGGCCGCAGAAATGCAGCACTTAGCCGCCCACTTAATCCAAGGAATCAAAGCTGAAGGCGGGCCATCAATGCTTACGATACGACGCGAATGGCCGCGCTCAGCGGCAATCAGGGCGCGACGAACTTCAGTCTCAACAGTGAGCCGTGAAACGCCCTCGGCCACGCTGTATCCAACGATTCCGAGACCATCGGCGGTCCGTCGATTATATCGGCAAGCTTCGGGCATGGGCGTCCTCGGTTAATCGCGCGGGACGATACACTATGGCGGGGATGGTAGCAAAACGCCGCCAGACCCGGAGGAATGACGGCGCTTCTTTAGGCATCACGCGAACACTAAGGGCCTTTTCGCCGTTTTCCCTTAGCGCCTGCCCATCACCGCATGTCCGCCCCAGCGAGGGCTTTATGGACAGAGGACTCGCGACGGCTCACCCATCATCTATATCGCATCATTTCCAGAATTCAAACCACTTACGATTCCGCGCCTCCGCAATCGCCACCACGGCCGATTTACGCGCGTCGCAAACCATCAGGTCCGCATCCCCCCGCACAATCGCATTCCCTAGATCGCCAACCGTCTGCGCACCGCTAACGTCCACAGTCGAAACGCACGGCTCCCGCAACGAATCAGGGATTACGACATTCGCCGCCCCGCCGCACGCACTCAAGATTCCGCCCGAAATCGTCAGGGAGGCGATCGTTAGCGCCTGGTATCTGGTCAACCGCATCGGCTTTTTCCTTTTCGTCGGTTCGGATGGTTTCGGTCTGGGCGGCGACGTTATCCAGCGCCTTGCCCGTCGCGGCTTCGGTCTGGACGCGACCCTTATCCGTGTTTCGGCCCTGACACATCGTCAGGACGGCGAAGAGGAGACATAGGGCGACGATGATGCAGCCGAGGATGACCCATCGGCGGATTTCGGGGATGATCATGTCATAGACCTCGCCTTGTCAGTCACAGCCTTAAGCCTCGCCATCCATCCCTTGCCGAACGTCGGAAATGTCGAAAGCGATCTATAAAACCGATCACGGCGCGTTGAAAGCACTTCAACCAAGTCCTTCGCTCGGACGCCGGCAACCTTCGCCAGAGTTACAGGGCCAATAGCGCCGTCCACCGTCACGTCAACGGCCTCTTGCAGCCATTCAACAGCACGACGCGGGCCAGAGTTAACGGCGACATCGAAGGTCATAAGGTCAACGCCGGGCGGAAGTTCGTCACCCCGCACCTTGTCCCAATACCCCTTGCGATAGATCATTTTCAGGTCTGCATCGCTGATTTTGCGAAGGTCTGATTTTGTCGCGTTCGGATAATACTGACGATAGGTCGCCAGCGTTACGCCCTTCATGGTCGCGCCGCCTGGATCTTTCGGGTGATCGGCCCATCCGCCTTCGTGCGTCAGGGTTTCGGCGAGAACGTTAGAGAAGCGGTCGGGCGCGTCAGACGGAAGGCCGAAGCTATCAGCCAGCTTGTCGATCGCGGCGACCTGTTCATCCGTGAACTTTTGTTCGGGCGCATAGACCCGGATCGCCTTAAACAGACCGCCACGATCAATCACTTCTTCGACTCCGCAGCCAACGCATCAACCGCCTTCTCAGCCCGATCAGCATTCCGGCGAGACCCGCGCGAGGACCCTAGCCAATAAGCGATCACAGCAGACAGGCCCGAAATAGCCGCGCCCTGTAGCTGGCCGATCGCCTGCTCCGACCCCGGAGGCGCATCAACGAAATAGGCAGCGATATAGCCGACCGCGAAGATCATCACGACCGCGCCCGAAATCAGGGCCTCGGGATCGCGCCAGCTTATCTTGTCGGCAATCTCGCGCGCCGTCCGGTTCTCACTCACGACCACCCCAATGCCTCCGCAATCTTCGGCAGCACGAGCGGCAACATAGCCCCCGCACCCGCAGCAGCCCCCATTCCCCAACGAAGCAGCTTCTGGTTTGCGAGAGAGATCGCCTTGATCTCCTCAAGATCGTTCCGAAGGTGCGTAACCTCAGTCTTTAGAACTGCGACGTCGGCTTCCATCAGACATTCCCGACAGCACGAAACCGCCTGCGATCAAGCAGGCGACGGCTAGCAATACCCACAGCATGACCGACACCCGCGCTCCCTACGGTTAGAAGTTGAAGACCGAAGGAGACGTTCATGATCAGGGAGTAGATATAAACCGACCCCTGTGTCGCCTGTCCTGTTTGCAGAATGTGGAAGAATGCGACATGCGCGGCGAGTTGTCCGACGAGGATGCCGGCCAAAATAGCCTTCCACGCCGTCCGGTTCTTATACCACGCGCGGGCGACCATGCACAGGAGCGCAAGATCGATCAGGGGCCAGACCATGACGCCGCCTGGAAACCCGAACAGGTGAACGAGAAGATTCGACAGGGCGTAGGAGACGCAGAACAGGACGGACACGCCGACCGCATCCGCATATCTGGGCTTTGCATCGTGCGCGGCCCACGCATTAACGGCGTAGGTCATCAGGCACGCGAGGCCGAACAGTTCCATCATCAGACAGGGTCCACAGGCTCATCTGGGTCATCAACGGGAGGCTTATTCGTCCCGCCTGAGAAGGCGACAACATTGGTATCGTCCAATGCGCCGTAAGCCGCCTCTGCTGCGGCTAACGTCTCGTGAAGCTTATGGATGCTGCGTGTCAGGCGTCGGGAGGCTTGACGGACATCGGCGGCGGCTTCTTCGACCTCGGTCTGGGCCTTGCCGATAGCGTTGATGTGGTCCTGATCGTTCATGCGTGCCTCGGACGGGATGATTACGGGAAACGTGATACACGAAACGTTCGGCGGCGGCTAGGCGGCTTCCTCGTACCATTCCAGCGTGCCGGAAATACGGGCGGCCTGTAACAGATTCTGGCCCGCGCCCGTCACCGTAAACCCGAGCGAATTCCCCGGCGGAATCACGACAAGTAGCTGGCGTTCCGATGCACCGCCGCCCGTTCTGATCGTTTCTGCACTGCCTCCCGACCCGCCCATCGTAATCGAGGCAGACGCGCCCGTGGTATATCGGAACGTCGCGTCGGAAGGCGGCAAACCAAGCCAGCGATTTACGACAACGCCCGCCGTTGCAGGAACGTATGTCGGATTGGAGTAGGCGCGATATTCGATCGGAATGTCGCCGTTCGCCTGGTCTGACGTAAATCGCCTGTTCGTGATGAACATGTTCACGCCGCTGTCGGACGGATTGACGAGCACGAACGCGAGGATTTGACCGATTTCGACGGGCAGAACGGCAGTGGACGCAACGAACGCGCGGCCTTCTTTGACCGCCTCGGATTCCTCGGTACGAACGAACCCGAAGATGCCCTGCGCCGTCTGACGCTTGCCCGTCGTATCTGTGAACGTCGGTGCAGGGCCGATGTCCGTCATAGTCCTGGTTCCGACTGTTTAGGTATGGCGTTAATACACGAAATACGGGAGGGCGGGAATAGGCGCGGATGATGGACGGGAGTGGGGGTCAGGCGACAGTGTACCGTCTGACGGTGTTGGTCGCCGCCGTGCCGTGATGGAAGCCATCGTTTGCGACCCAGAGGTCCGCACCGTCACGGTAAATGCCCTCTGGCGAAAGAGCGCCGGTCAGAGTCATAGTCTGGACTATGGTCCGTGAGGCAACGTCAAGAACATCGACCAGCCCATCAGCGCCATTGCTTCCGTACTGCATCCAGAGATGACCCTGTGTGCCCTTGGACGCATCAAACCAGAACTGATCCGCGTTATTCGCTACTCTGATCCACATCTGCAAAACGCCCGCAGTGCTGTACCAGGAGACGGCATCGGGCGCAGCCTGGTTCGATCCGCGACCAGCAATCCAACAGCCTCGCAGGCTATCCCACGCCAACCCATTTGCGCTGACATCAATAGCGATTGAGCCAACCTGAGCCCCCGTTGTCGGGTTGATGGTTCGGATAAATGCGTCGCCCGCTCCGACCCAGCCGATCACGTCATCCACCGGGTTATACGCCACGCCTTGTGGCCCCAGCGCCGTGGTCACGGCTGACAGGTCAAACTCGCTAACGATTGTCGAGAAGTCTGGCGACAGGATCACAATAGAGGGGTCAGTGGGTGTGGGGCTTTGATCCGACGCAGCGCCGAAGTTAGCGACGATCCAGTTGTCGTTGGGCAAGCGGTCAAGGCCTGTGCAGGTAAAGACTTTGCCCGCCGTGGACCCTTGAGCGTCTGGAATGGATGACGTGGCAGCAAATGTCAGAGACGACACGCCGGTTGCAGTCGATACCGGCGTAAGCGCGGCAAACAGGTCGGAGAGTGCGGCTTGAAGGTTCCCCGTCTGACTGGCTGTCAAGTTCGCCCCGAAGAACAGCGCGCCCACATAGGTGTGTTTCTCGGTGTAGGCCGAACCGTTGCGGAAGCCGACAATGGCCTGAGCAATAAGGCTCGCCGAGGCCTGCGTATCGGAGGCAATGACGCTAGAGCCCCTTCGGATTTCCCGCGCGGCGGCCCCACTCCGGTTGATCGTCCAGAGGCCGGGGACCAGCCCGCTGTTCGTCCCTGAAAGGGTGGATGCATCGTTGGCCCGACCGACAGCACTGCCGGCATTGTTGGCTGTCAGACGCAGCCGGTCGGTCGCCGCGCTGGCGAGGCCGATAAGATTCTGGGCAGCAGCGGTACTCGTCAGTACCTCACAAACATAGGCCCCGACTGTGGTGCTGTTTTGAGCTAGATACGTCAGAGCGTTATGTGTCGCCGCAAAGGCCAGCGAGCCGGTAGATCCGTCCGTCCGCCACCCTCGCCCGGCTGAATGTTCAACCGCTCCAACGACAGTGGCGTTGCTCCGAGCTTTTAGGTCCAGAAGCGCATCAGTGCCGTTGATCCCGGTAACATAGAACGAGTCGAGAAGCGCCAAACAGGCCGCTACATCGGTCGCTTGATAGAACGCATCGTAAGCGGCTTTCTGCGCCGGGGTCGGCTGTTCGGACATGCGTGCAAAGAGAGCCCGAGCCGCAGCGGAGTACCCCCCTCCCATAAACAGGGCGTGCCTAACCGATGCCCTCACGCTGCAAGGGCCTTCAAGATAACATTCCTAGCCGCAGCCGTTGCCGTAAACCCGCCGACCGTAACGAGATACCCGAACACGGACCCGCCAGTCGGAACTGTGATCTGTTTATTGATTCCCGTAGTCTCGACCCACAGCGTCGATCCGACATCGACCGGCGCACCGAGAGCGACCGAACCGAGATACGACGTGCGATCGCCGGACGGTAGATCCCATGCGGCATTATCGGCAAGGGCAGAAGGCGGCGTTACGGAATAGAGGTGAAGCGTATAGGATGTTTCGCCCGACTGAACCGCACTGGCATCCACACGGAGCCGCGCGTTCGTGATCAGGACATCGCCACCGAGAGTGGGGCCGATGTTCGTGAACTCGACCGCGCCTTGCATGATGTCGCCAGCGGAATAGGCGGTCGCGGCGGGAGTGAAGACGCCGGTTCCGGTGAAGCCCATGCCGCGTGTGTAGATCGATTCAGCGGGAGTATCTGCGTCGATGGCGATGCGTCCGAATACGCCGGTTGCGGTCTGAGATGCGCCCGTGGTCGTCGTGAATGTCGGAGCGGTGCCGAGATCAGCCATTATCGTGTGTCCTTTGCCCGTCGTCCGACGCTCAATGACGACGGTATAAGCGATTTACCGGCCGGATGCTAGAAGGCCCGCCAACCGGTTAGGGTTAGCGGGCCTAATGCGCGGGCTAGCTGAGATTGCCGGGAATCTATGACAACGGAAGGCCCGACTTAACTTTACGCATCTCAATCGTTTGGTGACCGGTCCATCACCCGCTGTATGCCGACCGGGAAAGTCCTTCCTTGTTGTGTGAGGCGGGACGACATTTACGACCACTTACCGGACCACTTCAGGTCAGGCCCCGAAATCCTATAAACGCACATCCCGCCCAACCGCGCAACCCGTTTATGCCCATGCTCTCAAATTATTCCCACCCTTCCGCAGCCCCTCAGTCCCATAGCGGGCCGCGTCGATCGTGTGGTTATTCTTATCCTCCAAAATCGGCAGCACCTGGTTCGTCAGAGGGTCTATCTTGAACGCAAACGACGTGAACTCGTATTCGGCGTGCTTACATTGCGGATCGATCACGATGTCATACGACTGGAGCCATTCGATACCCTCGTTGATAGACCCCGCACCCTTGCGAGCGCCGACGACCCGGAACCCACGACGGTTCAGGGCCGAGATCGTTTCAGGCCTCGCGCTGTCGGCTGTGATCTCCCATCGTTTCGCGCCTTCGATACCTGGATATGTCGCCTCCATAGCTGGCGTCCATTCCTCGCCCGGCAACGCACCCTCACGGCCGGCGAACAGCTTCCCAAGGTCTTCGGTCTCGCACCCGACGCGGTAAGCCTCACGGTCGATGTAGAGCGTGCGGCCATCGATCCACATTCGCAACAACACGGACGGGTCAACACTAAAGCCCCAATCCGCCCCGAACCTGAACACCGTGTTCGGCGGCGGGGTCGGCACCGGTTCGATCCGCACATTCTTGAACACGCGGGCTTCGGAGTTTTTCTTATGCTGCCCCAACCAGACGTGCTGATATTTCTCAGGGTCGCGCTGTTTGTCGTATTCCATCTCCCGCCGCAGAACGTCAGGGAAATGCTTATTGTCGGTGTAGTTGATGTGCCGGACGATCGACCCTGGTGGCGGTCCGTCCTTGCCGGCGAACATGGCGTCAACGGGGTCTTTTTCGTCTTTGGGGTTGTAATCAACGAGGATGATAGACCCCTCGTTACGAATCGTCGGCGTCAGAACCTCCCAAGAGTTCTGAGAGACCGTCCGCGCCTCGGATACATAGGCAATGTCTACGTCCTCGGTGGACTTCACGCTTTCGATGTTCGTGCGCAGACCGACGAACGTGCATAGAGACCCGTTCTTATGACGGATTTCAGTGTCTAGAACTTCGAACTCACTCTCCCGGTAAAGCTCTTTGATCTTCTTGACCAAGAGCGCCTTGACCGAATCACGGATCGACTTCTGGATCTCACGGCAACACAAGACGCGAGTTTTCTTCTCGGCCATACGCTCAACGAGATATTCAGCGGCGGCATGGCTCTTGCCAGAGCCGCGCCCGCCCTTGAGGATGATGAAGCGGACGATTGAGCCGTCATCAGCTCGGCCACTGAACGCACCAGTCGTCAGCCTCTCGCGATCACGTCGCTTAATCTCACGCCGCGCCGCCAGAACGTGTTCGGCGGTTATTTTGGAAAGGGTGGTCATTCAGCGCGTATAGACGACGGGCGGTTATTCGTCACGAGGCGGCGAAATAACCCACCCACACCCGCCGCACTGCCTGGTATAGCCGAACGACCGTATCGGCCCATCCGGTCCACACTTCGGACAGTCGCCGGCGGACAGGCGCACGGGATCGCCGGGGATGGTGTTGGCGAGGGCGTGGGCGGTTGTGGGGCGGATCATAGCGGACGCCTGACCGGAACCATGACAGCGGGTGTATATTTCATCCCCAACCATATTCCGGTTATCGGTTCCCACGTTTCGCAATCATCACACAGTCTTTCGTCGCCGCGCTTCATGATTTCATTGCGGGCTAACAACTCGTAACGCACGAGGTTATTCGCCCGTGAGTTTCAGCCCGGCGAGCGTGGCGAGCTGCTCGGGCGTCGCAGTCGTCAGATCCAGCGTCTGAATCGGTTTGTCGCCGGCAGCAGGGTCGCCGCCGACTAGGGTTGTTTTGTCGCCGTAAACCTTCGGATTCCGCTTGCCCGTTTCCCACTTGATGAAGTTCAGCATCGCGTTCGCGGTCTGGTGATCGATCTCGCCGCTTTCCAGCTTGTCGCGGATTGCCTTGGCTTTGTCTGCCACGGTCTCGGCCTGGTCGTTGCGCGCGCGCACATAGTTTGCCCGAAACTCGTCGTTCTCTTGCAGCCAACGATACACCGTCGTCAGAGACGGCATCCCATCCTCATCGCAAATCTTCACGAGAGATTCGTCGCACGCCACGCGAACGCAAATCGCCGAAACGATTTCGTCGCTGTATGTGGTAGGTCGTCCTACTGGCTCAGACATTGATGGTCACCTCAACTCCGGCCGATCTCATGCACTTAACCATATCGACTATCGTATCGTTGAACCACGGAAGAAATGGATTTCTCGGGTTGCCTTGAAACTTCACATAGAAGTCCAGTTCAGCGCAGCATCGTTCAGCCTCGGTCATCTCCTTAAGTCGCTTTCTCAGCGCCTTTCTGGTTTCCGGACTAACGTGGTTCATGCACGTAGAATATGGCGATCGCTTCCCGGACTTAGCCACCCACGGCTTAGGGGAATCCTTATACATATCCCAAACGCCAGAATCTGACAGGATAATATTCAGAAGCCCGTTTGGTTCATGCGCTCGTATTTCTTCTAGTTCAGCAGCGGCAAGGTCCTCTGGGTTAAGCCTGAGAATTATCACGGCCCAATCTTTGCGACCCTTGATCCGCTCTTTCATTCTGGCGTTGTCGGTTCTGGCCTCGGAGTGAGATTGAAGCCTCTTTTTGAGAGAGACCGTTTTCCCGACGTAGAAAATCTTTCCGTCTAAATCGCACAGCCCATAGATGACGTTACCGACGACTTTTTTCCCGTCGCTGATTGATAGAACGACAGGCGCGTCACTCACTTCCGAAACGTCCTCATCAGTTCCGCGATCGACACGGCGAGGCTGGACAGCACAAACGCCGAAATCGATCCGAGGATTAGCAGGGAGAAAAATACAGCCATGGTTATTTACGGGTCCGGTTTTTAGCGCGGCAGTCGGCGCAGTTACGGGACGGTTTAACATCGTCCGCCTTGCTTGTCATCGTTCCCGGTTTTCTACACATGGCACAATCGGCGCACCAGTCGATAAGCGTTATCGTCCGACCGTCCAATGTGACGTGTTCATGCTCGCCTGTGCACGTATAAATCTGGCTGTTGAACCCGATTTGAAACCCTACAGGCACCCCGCCAGGAAGGCTGATTTTAGGTTGGGCTATCTTGGTCATTGCGCCAGTTGCCAGTTAGGGCTTTTGAACCTTGCGCCAGTTAGCGCCTGTTTGGGAATAGCCTTTGAGGCTAACCCAACTGGCGCACTGGCGCAAGTGAAAAAACCGGCAAGGTGTTTTGCGACAGTCTGCGCCAGTCTTGCGACAGTTAAAAAAGAAACTGGCGCAGCCATCAGAACGGGTCCGTATCTAGGATTTCGGCCCCAATATCGGAGTTCGCTTGCGACGGTCTGAATTCGTCTGGAGCGGTGATGAATTCCCGCATTTTCCGGTTCTGGTCCTGAGCCATACGCTTGATCAGGACACCGGACATGATCCACTTGTCGATGATTTTGGCGAGTGTGGATGCGCCACCCTTGTCCATACTGGATACGCCTAGGGCAGGCCCGACAAGGTGGCCGAACCAATCGCCTGACCGCTTGTCGTATCGGGCCTCTGGATGGCGTAGGGCGATGTCCTGAGCGATATCGACGGCGTTCGGAGGTATGGCGGACATCTGGTCAGGCATTTTGTATTCCGTGACGACGCCGACGTGATCTCCACTGCCGATGGTAGGGCCGTCGTTTCCGAGTTCGACCGATACGATCCGCCGCCACTGTCCCTTGTCGGAACGTGGGGCGAGGTTCGATTTCCCGTTCGTGACGCTGAAATATGAGTAGCGCTCGGAATGGTCGATGCCGGCCAGGTCTGCGATGTCCTCGCCCATGACGTTCAGGACGCGAGCAGAACGGACGCCGCCGATAAGGGCGGATGCGCCGCGTGCGTCGTTAACGTCGGTCTGGGCCGTATTGCCGCCGCCGGGCTTGCGGACGTGGTGCACGAGTTCGATAGCGACCTTGGCGCGTTCGGCGACGATGCCGAGGCGCTTCACGATGGCGTCGATCGCTCCGTTATCGTTCTCGCTAACCTGGTGCGTTGAGATGAACGGGTCGAGTTGCCAGACGTCGATTTTGCGCGCTATCAGACCGGCCTCGATTTCCTCGAAAAGGGCCTCGTCCAGTTCGACGGACCCGCGAGCCATTTGGGCGAGGCGGATACGCATCTCACGCCCGGAGTCGACAAACAGGCGGTCTCCAAGGTCCGATGGGGTGAGGTCGTGTTGGATGGCGGCGGCTTGAATGCGTCGGGTCGATTCGTCGTTCGGATCTTCTCCGTTCCAATACCAGACGCGAAGGGGGTCTTTCTGGTGGATGCCCTCGCCAATAAGCTGGCGACCGCTGACCATCGCGAGAGCCTCGACCAGAACCATTGAGGATTTGCCTAGACCGCCTGGACTGATCGTGGTCGAGACGTAGCGCCGGATCAGGTGGCGACCATAGAGCCAGTCGCGGCGGGGTATCGTCGCGGGGTCGGTCCATGAGTAGGCAGTAGGAACGACGCGCGGCTCGGCTGGCGGATTTTCGGCTTGGGTCTCCGATTCGTGAACGTAGTCGGTTACGGGGGCCGACGTTGCGTTGATCAGGTCGTCAACCGTTCGTGTTGCGAGCCAATCGTCAGCACCAGCCTTCTCAGGCTGATCCGGAAGCCAGATGATTTCAGCGTGCGGCAGGCGTTCGGCGACACGTTCGGCCCACTTGCGGCCCGTGGCGTCGTTATCGGGATATGCCCGCACGCGCTGACCGTCGAACCAGGCGGCGAAATCATCGGTTTTCGGAAAGGCTGACCCGCCGCCAGGGGCGGTCGTCGCCAGAAGTCCGCGCGAGGCGAGATAGTCAGCGGATTTCTCCCCCTCGACCAGATGGATGATCTGATCGGCATTGGCGAGGATTTCGGGGAGGCGGTAGGGGATGACGGGGCCGGATGGTTTGCCGTTAGCCCAGCCGTCGAAATCCATATGCGACTGACTGAATGTTTTGTCTGACTTGCGAGTGACGCGCAGATACGGGTTCCCGTCCGCGTCCTGATACTCGTAATGACAGACGACCGTTGCGCGCGGCTTCGGCGCATCGGGCTTCGGCGGTGTATATCCGGGCAATCCGGCCAGACGCCGAACGTAATCCTTGCACTCGATGTCGGTGTTTTTTGCCGAGTGAGAGTGAACCACGAACCCGTCAGGTGCGCTTGGGTCGATCGTCACGGACATGCTGCGATCGTTGCGGCGGTCGATATTGTTCGGCCCCGGTGCGGTTATGTTGTTGCCCGAATGGTCGCCGCCAAGGATGCGGGCGAGCGTGGACGGGTCTAGGTGGTGGCCGTTCACTTGCTGGCCGCCTGACGACGTGCGCCGACCATGCGATAAGCGTTGACGACACGCATTAAAGCGCGTCTATTAATGACCCACTTTCGCCCCTCGCGTCTGGCGATGGGGTATCGCTCGCACCATTCTCGCATCGCCTCGGGCGACACCTTGGCTATATCTGCGGCGGCGCGCAGTCCGTAAATTTCTTTGGAAGGCATGGGTTGATTGATGCGCTGAAAAGCGTATGACTGTCAACACAAGTTGAACCGATGGAGAGGTCATGGCGCAGACAACAGCGAAAACAGTTGAAGACGTTCTAAGGTGGATTGAAAACGAGCCGCATCACTTCGCGAGCGTGATCGATGAGCCGGGCTTTTTCATCCTTAAGGGTCACGGGTCAAAACTCCGCATTCCCGAATCCATTCAACAGGCATCCATGCGATTTGTCGAGCCGAACAAAGATCGCTTTGACAACCGCATGTATCGTGCAACCAAATCAGGCAGGGCGCGGCTTCGTCGCTCGGAAAAACAGGACGCCTAACACATGGCCGGATCAGTCAACAAAGTCATCCTCATCGGCAACCTTGGCCGCGACCCCGAAATCAAGACGTTCTCGAACGGAGATCGCGTCGCAAATCTATCTGTCGCCACGTCCGAAACCTGGAAAGACAAGTCCAGCGGCGAACGAAAGGAAAAGACGGAGTGGCATCGGGTGTCGATCTTCAACGACAATATCGTGAAGGTTGCGGAGAGCTATCTGAAAAAGGGCTCGACCGTCTATATCGAGGGCCAGCTTGAAACCCGGAAATGGACCGACAAGGACGGCGTTGAGAAATACTCGACTGAGGTTAAGGTCGGGAAGTTCAACGGCGTTCTGACTATGCTCGGCTCGAAACAGGACGGCGAACGGTCGTCGGGGAGTTCGTCCAGCGGCGATGATTATTCGTCCGGCTTTTCGACTGGCGGTGCGAATAAGCCGTCTGGTCCGCGCGAATCGTATGACCTGAACGACGATATACCTTTCTGATTAGTTGTTATTTTTCAATAACATAACTAACCGCCCGTAACAATCCTAACCGCATCTTCCGGGGTCCGCGCCACACCAGCGCGGCCCCCGTTTTTATTCACGGCATCGATAAACGCCGTCTGTTCAGGCCGAAGCCGATCCTTGCCGGCCTTTACCTCCACGACTGAATACACAGCGATCGTCCGACCGACCATGTCCGGTGTGACGGTGACTAGGGAAAAGCCAACCAGATCCCCCATGCCCTTTGTTCCGACGTTAACCGTGCGAGCGCCGCGAACGATACTGTCCCCGTTCGGTAGTTTCGATATAATTCGCCCGGTAAGGAATACGCCAACTGTCATAGGAAAAAGCCGCGCCCCTAGTTTCGAGACGGCGGCGCGGCAGGCGTTGGTTAAAGCTGTGCCGGGTGTCATGGCCGGACGAGGTTTTTAAGGACGTGCTGATTTGCTCGCCTATGCGCCTCGATGCCTGGTTGGGCGAAATCCCAGACACTAACAGGCGACTGCCATCCGCATGAACATTTCGCCATCATCTGATCGGCCATCGGTTGCGGCTCAACGCGAATATCATGCTTAACGTCGGTCATCTCACTACTACCTCATAAACCTCAATCCCCGCCACTCTACACCGATGCGCGCAATCCTGCGTCCCTTTATTTCCGGGGAACCTAACCGCCGCATCCGGCTTCATATCGACCATCCTCTGATTTCTCAGCGGACCAGCTTGCGGCCACGGACCCGTCGCTGGCTCAACGTGACATTCGACCCCGCGCTTATCCGCCCAGATTCCCGACCATCGATCAGCGCCCTTTGCGCCGCCGTGGATCACGCGCGTCGGGTTTATCATATCCAGCGCAAACCCCAACGCCATCCGTTCGGCCATGTATTCGTCTCGCGATTTCCCGTCGATCGCCTCGCAGAATGTTCGGCCGCCGGTGACTAGCAATGTCAGGCCCATGTTATGCTGATCGTCCAGTTGCCGTCGTAAGTCGTGAGCGACGCGGAAAAGCGGTCGGCGGTGAAATACCAGGCCCGACCGAAGCCGCGATCGGGGACGGTTTCAAGCCTCCACACTGACGCGCGCCCTAGCCTGAGCCGACATCATAGCCGCACACGCATCTTTCCACGGCAAACGCGGATTGATACCCTTGATTTTCGCCTGACTGATCAGCCATCCGGTTTTGTATTTCCGGTCTATGGCGATGTCCGCGAGTTTGTCCAGGTCGTTAGCGCGTCCGACTTCGACGCGGCGGTCTTTTTTTTCGACCGCCTGTTGCCGCTTAATCTCCAACAGTTCGCCAGCTTCAACCGTAATCTCTCGCGCCTTAACCGTGTGTTCCGTCGTGCAATATGGACAGACCGGCTTAGTCTCGCGCACGCTGGCGAAGCACGTCTCACAGGTCCAGACGTTAAACGCCGAAACGCCCTCTTGTCGGCGCGCCGGAGGGCCATCCAGCGACCAGTCTCTAGGGTCGTCAGGGAATCCGTGATTCACGGTGCCGTCGCGGTTCAGAATCATATTCACATGATCCAAAATCACCGACACACCATCCCAAGGCGTCATGCACCGCATCATCATTTGGATGGCGAGTTGCAGCGATGTCGTATGCCTTAGCAACTGGACGCACTGGATCGTCACGTCGCGCCCGATTAGCGATCCCAAGTCGAAGCCGGTCGTCAGCAACTCGACTGAAATCAGGACATCGTAAAGCCCGTCAGCAACCCCGTTCGCAATCCGTAGCTGTTCCGCCTTCGATGTCTCGCCGTCGATATACGCGGCCTTCACACCAGCAGCGAGATAGCCCTCCAGAACGTGCTTTCCGTGAGCGCGGTTGATACAGTAAACGACCGTCCTGAGACCCGCCGCGTATTTCTTCCAGGTCTCGACCGCATCCCCGATGATCGCAGGCTTATCGAACCGTTCCGCCAAATCCGACGCGGCGAAGTCCTTGCCTGACATTTTCACGCCGGTCGTGTCAGTCGAGACGGGCGCATAAACACGATACTGCGCCAGTGACCCGCGATCGATCAGTTCGGCCTCTGTCGGACCCAGAACCATGTAATCGAAAAGATCGCGAAGGGGCTTGCCATCCAGACGGATCGGCGTTGCGGATAGTCCTACGATCAAAGCACCTGCCTCTTTGGCGGCGTCGATAATCCGTTTCCGCGTCAGGCTATTCCACAAGTGGCTTTCGTCCACGATGAGCAACGCCACGTCTTTCAGCATATGGAGCCGGTTCCGCAGCGTATCCGCCGATGCGACCTGGGCCATAGCAAACGGGTTGGACGGACGGCCCGATGCGATATAGCCGTATTTGATCCCGAACCGCGCAAACGTCGCGGCGGCTGATTGCAGGATCGAATCGCGGTGACAGGCGAACACGACGCGCCTTCCGCGCGCGACTGATCGCTGCGCCATGTATGCCGACGTAACAGTTTTCCCGTAACGACACGGTGCGCGGAACAGGACGGATTGGTATTCGGTTAGGGCGTCGCGGATTTTCTGAACGTCGGCTTCCTGGTCAGGCCGGAGTGTGATCACGCAACCGCTCCCTCGCCTTCCTCACCCCTGGAATCACCGTCGTATGATCCCGCCCGAACCATCGCCCGATCAGCGGATAAGACGGCGGCTTTCCGTTTGGCATGGTGATTTCGTCACGCACGGTTCTCATGACTTCGTGGCGGGCGTGGGAGACCTCGCGATAGACGGCAGACGACAGAATGTCTTTCGGGTCGTATCCGAGTTCCCATGAACGACGCGCGACTGTCAGGCGGATACGTTCGGGCATATTGTGTCTGGGGCTGGTTACGCGCTTAGCCACTTGATACCGTTTTAGCTTTCCCACGGCCTCATTGACCGTGCATCCGTATTGATCGGCTATGGCCTGATAGGTGAACCCCCGCTTTCGCATGTCGAGAGCGCGGGCGATTAGGTCGGGGGTCCAGGTCACGCCAGCAGATCCGGCGTGTCGATAGCCTTGCGACGCATCTCGCCAAGCATGATTGGGGGGTTGCGATGGGCTTGGTCGATGCGGCGGCAGGCGAGATCGAAATAGGTCTCGTTCATTTCGATGCCGATGAATTTGCGGCCCGTCTGAAGACAGGCGACACCGGTTGTTCCGCTGCCCATGAATGGATCTAGGATGGTTTGGCCAGGCGTAGTGAAGTCCACGATGATTTCGGACATCAGCGGAACGGGCTTTTCAGTCGGGTGTCCACCGTGACGGTTTGTGTTGACGCAGTGAGTATAGACGCCGCGCTTTCCGCCAGCGTTCCACTTAGCGTGACCCTTTCCGTTCCATGCAGCAACGAAACATTCGTAGCCCTGTGCGGGGCCTTGGCCGTTTAGTTGCGGGGTAGAGTCTGGTTTAATCCAGACGCAAGCGCGCTTGTATTTCATGACAGAAGCGTTGATTTCTTCAGCCCAAGGGTACGTTCCTTCCACGGTGCAGAAGGCGATAAACCATCCGTCACAGACTTCCGCAGCGATACGAACGACCTCGCTGCGAATGCTGTCTATGCTGTCGAAATCTAGACCTTTAAGAACTGGGCCTTTATCCATTCGAGCGGGAGATTTCTTGTTTTTGCTGTCGTGCAAAATTGATTCATAAGGTGGATCTCCAATCACATGATCTGCTTTCAGCGTCGGCATGATCTCGAGCGAGTTTCCGAGATACAGCGTCGCATCCCCAATCACCTCAGCCCGACTCAACGCACCATCCTCTTCGCACAAGTATTCACCGCCGCCTCATCACTCGGCGACGCAAACACCACCACCGGCAACCCATCGCCAATCCCGATATTCACCACGTCGCCGACCAGGTTATTAGCCGCGTCCAGCACATAGACCGCCGTCAGCCCGACCGTCAGATCAGGCCCGTCATAGTCGATCTCGATTTCGTCGCGCGCCTCTTCGACCGAGTTTGACCCCGTCACAGTCAGCAGCCCCGTCGTGAACGCCAGCCTGATCCCGACGCCAACGCTATCGGATTCACCAGCAATCAGCGCCCGACGAACGCACCCGATCAGCGCTTCACGACCAGCCTTAGCGACGTGCGGAATATCAACGGGGAGGCCGCGCTGATATTCGAGATAGTCGTAATCGATCACCTTCCCTGTGACCGTCGCCCCGTTCGCTTCGACGCGCCACTTGTTCGCGGAGACAGACAGGCGCGCAATTCCTGCCTCTGGAAGCAGCCGAACAATCTGACCGACCGCTTTCGTTGGGATAATCACGGACGGCATATCGCGCGCTCCGTCTGGAATATCTGTCCGCACAGTAGCGAACCGACGACCTGAACACCCGACTGCCAACAGATCATTGTCGCTGATCGTCAGGTAGACGCCGATCAGCGCGACCGCCGACACAGACGTTCCGGCCGCAAAAACCGTCCGCGTCAGCATGTCCGACAAAACGGGCGCGTCGATGTCGAATTCTGCCGCCCATACGTCGTCAGGAATCGACGGGAAAATGTCGGCGTCGATCACGGGCAGCTTGAACCGCGATCGCCCTGAGCTTGCGTGAAGGCGCGGATCATCCGAGGCGTCGAGTTCGAACTTGATCTGCGAACCTGGTGCGGCGGACTTCACGATCTCTGACATCTTGGATGCGTTCACCGTCGTAACGCCGTGCTCGATGATCTCGCCGGGGCATTCGGTGACAGCCTCCATATCCAGATCCGTCGCCTGAATACGGATGCCGAAAACGGTCGTTTCGATCCGCACGTTATTCAGGATCGGCACATTCGATTTCGACACGACGCCAGCCACGCGGGTTAGGGCCGTGAGGGCGTCGGAGCGTTCTAGGATGAATTTCATGCTGCGGCTCCAGTGTTCAGCGATTTCGGCTGTTCGTCTTTTTCGATTGTCTTCTTGAAGCCGAAGCCGCCAGCGACGTGATAGACGATGATGCCCTCGGGCTTCATGAATCCGGGGGCCGCAACAGACCCGTCCAGATCAAGAATGTTCAGGCAGTCGTCGGCAGCTTCGGTCGTGAACGGGCCGCGATACAGTGTCGGCACAACGTGGCAGCACGCGGGGCGATCTTCGCCCCAACGCGAGACATTGAACAGACTGAACCGTTTATCATCGCCCGTCAGTCCATATCGGCGCTGAATGCCCGCGCCCCACCATTCGCCAAAGTGGCGACCGGGGCCAAGGTTCATCAGCTCGTCGCGGTGAGCATGAGCCCATCGGGCAAAGCCGTAGTTGTCTTCTTCTGGTGTGATCCAGCGAGTGCGTGAGCCAACCTGAAAGGAACCGTCTTCGCCGATGCAGACTTGTGCGTTCGTGCCGTCGATCTTTTCGGTGATGATGATTTCCCGCGACAGACGGGGCATTTTGGGGAATGGCTGGAACTCCATCACGACGCGCCCCCGATATATTTCGGTTCATTCGCCGGCCCATCATAATGGACGCCCTCAGCTTCGACCCCATCCCACGAAATACCGGGAACCGAAGTCCCCGACCCGCGCAACAGACGGACATATCCACCGCGCACGTTCGCATAAACTGAAGTCCCGCGACGATATGCGCGAACCTGCTTATAGATATTCCCGACACGCACGATCACCGCGCTGTCTTCAATGACGTGAAACCGTTCCATCTTATTTATCCTCCGCAAATTTCCGCGTCTGGACCCAGTCGCCATCCGCTGTTTGTGTCAGTCCGAGCAACTTCATAAGGCGCGGACCAGGTTTGGCGCGGCCATCTTGGACCGCTTTCAGGTTCCCAATTTGAATGTCCCACGAGCCGGATGCTTTTTCGATGCCGCCTTTTGCTTTGATAGCGGCGGTGACGAAGGTAAGGAGCTGGAGGCGGGTCACGATTGCGCGGTCCGGTCCAGAATGTATTTCGTGCGATAGTCGATCACAGCCAGATCGTGAACACGCCCTTTGGTGGCGTGCATTGCAACGCCATCAACGGCGATGATGCGCCGATAAGGAGTGCCTTTTTTAATAGCTGCATCGCGATTGCGACGGTGCATTTTTCGTGTCGGATTACTCACGCGATATTCTCCATCAGCGCGTTATCAATCTGGCGACCTTACCCGAACCCCCGCCCACTTCAACGAAAAAAGTTCACCCGACGACGATTATTTTTCTTGCCAAGACTGAAACCGACAGCGTAAGTTAGGGGCATCAACGGATGGAGAGGCCTGAATGAACGTGTCGGAGATTCTGAATAAGGCGGCTGATTTGATTGAGCCGCCTGGTGCACATCTTCGTTATGATATTGCACATGACAAATCTGGCCGATCGGTTGCGCCTGATAGCAAAGATGCTGTTTGCTGGTGCGCGGTCGGTGCTATTTTTGCGGTGTCTAGATTTTCTGCGCCGAAGGTCCGAGACCTTGTTGAAGAAAACATTGGCGACAGCTTGGTCAGCTTCAACAATCGCCGCACCCAAGCCGAAGTCGTCGCCGCTCTTCGTGCCGCTGCTGAAAAGTCTGCATCGTAATGGCGTCGATCATCTTCGAGTGCGAATGTGAAGTGGAGGGCCGCACAGTTCGCGGCGATGAATCGGTCGGCGAGTTCGGCCCGATTATCGAGGACGCTGATCTGTCGAGTGTTTCGATGCTGGTTCGCGTCGGCGTCGGTCTCGGAAACTCTAACTGGCGCAACATCGACCTCCTCGACGGCCTCGACCCCACCGCCCGCAACATCGTGATCGCCAACATCATGGCGGCGTTCTCGACTGAGATCGATGAGGCGATTCTTTCCGATGCGTGACCCGGCCACATTCGAGGCGTCCATGAGCGCTCTCACACTTGCAATCGGATTCATCGAACGCAATCCACCCCGATCCGCCGCCGACGTAACGCGCCTGTCGCTACTCGTCAGCCGCATCGACACCGCTGCAACCCGCGCACATCGCGCTATCGAACTGGAGAAACTTCATGCGTAAACCCGGCATTCAATCCCTGACCGAATATGCGGTCGGACTTCTCGTGGTGTTTGGTATCGGAATGACGTTGACGGCGCTGATCTTTGCTATGGCAGAGGTGGTGTCGTGAGAATCGCTGTTCCGACCCGCACCGCCCAGCACGCTTACAACGCGGCCGGTGACGTATCTCGCCTCACGTCCACGCTGAACGGGTCCACGACGTTCGCGGCTCTGTGTGCAGCCGAACAGGCCAGGAACCGCGCTATGGTTTCGCTCAGGACGCTTGGCCCTGAGATTCGGCGGCTGAAGTCGGAGGCTAAGACAGCGGAAAGAGACGCAGCGAAAATGAGGGAGCGCGATGGGTTTGCTGGTTTCGCTGCAAAGGGATTTGTCGGATGAACGACGCTCCCAAACCCGGCAAACCCCGAGGCTTCCAATGCCTATCCCCCGAACGCCGCCGCGAAATCTCAGCTATGGGCGGGGCGGCTGGATCAGGAACCAAGCGCGGATTCGCCGTCATGGATACCGAGCGCGTCGCAGAACTCGGACGCAAGGGTGGCCGGGTTTCGCGTCGAAAGTCTTTGATTAAATCTGAAAAGCCGTTAGAGTAAGCGGGTAGGGGCTCCCGGATGGAGATACAGGAGCCCCCTCATCAGCTAGCGCGAAAGGGCGCGAACATGACGGACGATCAGGCTACCCAAAATATCTCCTTCCGTAAAGGCCCGTGTCCTGTTGGGATGAAAGAGGCCATGGAATATTTCCCAGACACTGGTTTGTTTATCTGGAGAAATCCGCCAAAATATCATCCACGTCTTATGAATCAAATTGCAGGGTGCATTAGGACTGGATACGTGATGATAAAAATTGAAGGCCTAGCATACAAAGCTCACCGTCTCGCATGGTTATACATGACCGGGGAATGGCCATCGTTGCGTATTGATCATAAAAATGGAGTTTCTATTGATAATCGATGGGTCAACCTCCGACTTTGTGATCAAACCAGTAACAACGGAAACAAGAAAAGGAACAAAGGCAAACGACTTCCCAAGGGGGTAAGGTGTCTTGGGTCTAAATATCAAGCTCGCATTAAATATAGAGGCCAAGCATTTCACTTGGGGTCTTTCTCAACCCCTGATTTAGCTGCTGAAGCCTACCTAAAAGCGGCAACAAATCTTTTTGGAGAATTTGCGAGAGCATCATGACTATTACCTATTATTCAGAAGTTGAGCAGGGCTCAGATTCCTGGCTGGGTCTCCGTCGCGGCACGCTCTGCGCCAGTGAGGTCAAACTCATCCTGACCCCGACACTCAAGATCGCCGACAACGAAAAAACCCGTTCTCATGTCTGGGAAATCGCCGCGCAACGCATCAGCGGCTACACCGAACCGACCTACATCGGTGACGCCATGTTGCGCGGTCGCGATGATGAAGTGACTGCCCGCGACCTATACAGCGAGAAATATTCGGCTGTTACGGAAGTCGGTTTCGTCACGAACGATGATCTGGGATTCACCATTGGCTATTCGCCAGACGGGCTAGTCGGCGATGACGGCCTGATCGAAATCAAGTCGCGCGTCCAGAAATACCAGGTGCAGACGATTGTCGAAAACGTTCCGCCCGACGAGTTCATGTTGCAGCTACAAACGGGGCTTTTCGTCACCGGCCGGAAGTGGATCGACTTCATTTCTTATTCGGGCGGCCTGGAAATGGTTACGATGCGGGTTCTGCCTGACGCGAAATATCAGGACGCCATTCGAGACGCGGCGATTGGTTTCGAGACTAAGGTTGCGGCGGCTGTCGGTATTTACCGTGAACGGCTTTAACTTCGCGGGTCGTGGCCAGAGTTCGGGCCTGGCGTTCGTGATGCTCAAGCCATGGGATGAACGTGATTCGTCCATGTCGGTATTCGAAGTGGCCAAGCGTGCCCAGGGTTACTTCTTCGGGGCCTTCAAGGACGCCATGGTATTTGCCATCGTGCCGCCTTCGGTTCTGGAACTGGGTAACGCCACGGGTTTCGACGTGTTCCTGCAAGACCAGGGTGGCGTCGGCCACGAGAAGCTGATGGCTGCACGCAACCAGTTCCTCGGTGCCGCCGCACAAAGCAAGATCCTGGCGGGTGTGCGCCCCAACGGCGTGAACGATGAGCCGCAGTACGAGCTGACCGTTGACGACGAGAAGGCCAGCGCCCAGGGCATCAGCCTGTCGGACATCCAGAGCACCCTGGCGATTGCCTTGGGTGGCAGTTACGTCAACGACTTCATCGACCGTGGTCGTGTGAAGAAGGTGTATGTACAGGGTGATGCCGCCAGCCGGATGTCGCCGGAAGACCTGGACAAATGGTACGTGCGCAGCACCTCCGGGAAGATGGTGCCGCTGTCGGCCATCTCGTCGGGCAAGTGGATCTACGGTTCGCCCAAGCTCTCGCGTTACAACGGTGTAGCGGCGATGGAAATCCTCGGTACCCCGGCACCTGGCTACAGTACCGGTGACGCGATGGCGGAAGTCGAGCGGATTGCCAAGGACTTGCCGGCTGGCGTCGGTTATGCGTGGACCGGTCTGTCGTACGAAGAACGTCTGTCCGGCTCCCAGGCACCTGCGCTGTACGCCCTGTCGCTGCTGGTAGTGTTCCTGTGCCTCGCGGCACTGTACGAAAGCTGGTCGATCCCGATCGCGGTAATCCTGGTGGTCCCACTGGGTGTGATCGGTGCATTGATCGCCACCAGCCTGCGCGGGCTGTCCAACGACGTGTTCTTCCAAGTGGGCTTGCTGGTAACGGTGGGCCTGGCAGCGAAGAACGCCATCTTGATCGTGGAGTTCGCCAAAGAACTCCACGAACAAGGCAAGGGCATCGTCGAGGCAGCCATCGAGGCGTCCCGCATGCGTCTGCGTCCGATCATCATGACGTCCATGGCGTTTATGCTTGGCGTACTGCCGCTGGCAATTTCCAGCGGTGCCGGTTCGGGCAGCCAGCACGCCATCGGTACCGGCGTAATTGGCGGTATGATCACGGCCACTGTCTTGGCGATCTTCTGGGTGCCGCTGTTCTACGCGACCGTGTCCTCCGCTGGCGAGCGCAAAAAGACTGAAACTACTGAAACTCCTAAAGAGGCTGGCCAATGAGCAAGTCGCTCCTTTCCTTAGCCGTCACGGCATTCGTGCTCAGTGGCTGCTCGCTGATACCTGACTATCAGCGCCCTGAGGCGCCGGTGGCCGCCCAGTTCCCGCAGGGGCCGGCGTATTCGTCGGCCCAGGCGCCGAGCCAGGCCGCTGTCGAGCAAGGCTGGAAGCAGTTTTTCCACGACCCTGCCCTGCAACAGCTGATCCAGACGGCGCTGGTGAACAACCGTGACCTGCGTGTCGCGGCCCTGAACATCGACGCCTACGCGGCGCAGTACCAGATCCAGCGTGCCGACCTGTTCCCGGCCGTATCGGCCACGGGCAGCGGTAGCCGTTCGCGTACTCCGGCCAAGCTGTCACAGACCGGCGAATCGACCATCAGCAGCCAATATTCGGCAGGCCTTGGTATCAGCTCGTATGAGCTGGACCTGTTCGGTCGCGTACGCAGCTTGAGTGAGGAAGCCCTGCAAAAGTACTTCGCCACTGAAGAAGCACGCCGCAGTACCCAGATCAGCCTGGTGGCCAGCGTGGCCAACGCCTACCTGACCTGGCAGGCCGACAAGGAGCTGCTCAAGCTCACCCAGGACACCCTGGGCGCGTACGAGCAGAGCTACAAGCTGACCTCGCGCAGCAACGAAGTCGGCGTGGCCTCGGCCCTCGACCTCAGCCAGGCGCGTACCTCGGTGGAAAACGCCCGGGTTGCCCTGGCGCGCTACACCCGCCAGGTCGCGCAGGACGAGAACAGCCTGACCCTGCTGCTGGGCACTGGCCTGCCGGCGAATATCGCCAGCCAGCCGCTGTCGGATAACCTGCTCAGCGAAGTGCCGGCCGGGTTGCCATCGGACCTGCTGCAACGTCGTCCCGACATCATTCAGGCCGAGTACAACCTCAAGGCCGCCAACGCCAATATCGGCGCGGCGCGTGCTGCGTTCTTCCCGAGCATCAGCCTGACGGCCAGTGCCGGCACCGCAAGCCCAACCTTGGGCGGCCTGTTCAAAGGCGGCTCGGGCACCTGGTCGTTCGCCCCGCAGATCAACATCCCGATCTTCAACGCCGGCAGCCTGCGCGCCAGCCTGGACTACTCGAAGATCCAGAAAGAGATCAACGTGGCGAACTACGAGAAGGCGATCCAGACCGGCTTCCAGGAAGTCTCGGACGGCCTCGCCTCACGTGAAACCTACAAGCAGCAACTGGAAGCGCAACGTGGTTTCGTCGCCGCCAACCAGGACTACTACCGCCTGGCCGAGCGTCGCTATCGCATTGGTGTCGACAGCAACCTGACGTTCCTCGACGCCCAGCGCCAACTGTTCAGTGCCCAGCAATCGCTGATCACCGACCGCCTGGCGCAGCTCACCAGCGAGGTCAACCTGTACAAGGCCCTCGGCGGTGGCTGGAGCGAGCAGACTGCGAAGAACGAGCCGTTGAAAGAAGAAGCACCGGCGCTGAAGTTGTTCTGATAGCGCTGCTGCAGATAAACAAAACCGCTTCCCTCACCGGAAGCGGTTTTTTTATGCCCGTCTGTAGTGAGCGGGCTTGCCCTCCTTGCTTTTCGCTCAACCTTTCAGGATAAAATTGGTCACAGATTCTTACAGACCACAGAGGGAGCTTGTCGTAATGATCGTAGGAATCGACCTGGGGACCACCAACAGTCTTGCAGCGGTATGGCGCGGTGATGCCGCCGAACTAGTCCCCAATGCCCTTGGCCAGTTGCTGACCCCAAGCGTGGTCGGCCTGGATGACCAAGGCCGCATCCTGGTAGGCCAGGCCGCCAAAGAGCGCCTGCACAC